TTAGAAATCAAACCTTATACATTTAAAGGGCATAAAGGGGGAGTGCCTATGTTAGGTTTGTATAATAAAAAAACAGGTGAAAAAATATATAGTGAAAAGAATACTGAATTTGGTAAGAATGTATTAGAACAAGCCAAAGTTAGTAATGAAAAAGTATCAGTAGATACTTTTAAAACAAAACAAAAAATTAATAAAGAGCTAGATAAGTTTAGTCAAAAAGAATATGACTCATGGGCTAGTGCTGAAAAAGATAAATATATGAAAGATGATTTATTTTTTAAGGCAGGTGGATTACTTGATAACCCAAAAACAAAAGAATATACCCTAGATAATTTGGTTGGTTATATGAGAAGGCAACCACAAGTAGGCGGTGAAGGCGATGGAATAGGGACTAAAGGTATTGGTCGATTAAAGGCTGCATTGACAGGCAAATTTAAAAATCTTGATGAAGTCAAAAGTGCAAAATCACAAATTTTAGATAAAGAAAAAGCCAAAGAAGTTTACCAAAAAACAGAAGATGAATTTTTTGCTATTGCTAATGACATATATGAAAAGTTACCTAACAAAGAATCTTATAACCAATTTGGTTTTATAGACGATGTAAGTGATCTTATATTTGATGCAATACAAAAAGGCGGTGGTGCAAAAGAAATCAAATCAAGTTTTAATTATTTTAATATTTCTGATAAGCAAGTTAACGCAATACAAAAATTTCTTAAAAATTTAGAAAAAGCACCTGTTGGATATTTTGAGGCAAAGCCAACTAGAGCTGTTGGTCTTGATGAGTTTGCAGGCGCAATAGTTCCTGAAGCCACACCGAAAGAAACACTAGATTTATTAAAAAGTTATGGATTAAAAATAGAAAAATATGATCCTTTTGATGAGATATCAAGAACACAAGCTAGAAATAAATTTGGAGATCAAATGTTCAACTACTTATTACCAGCACCTTTACTAGCAGGCGCAATAGCAAGCCAAGACAATGACTAAAGGCTGGTTTTGGGACGATGTTCATAAAAGATTTTATCGTTGGCATGAGTTAAAATTACTCTTACAAGAAAGAAAACTAAAAGAAAATGAAACTAAACAAAATAAAAAATCTAGTAACTAGCTTAGCGCCCACACTCGGTGCTGCGATTGGTGGCCCATTAGGTGGTCAAGCCGGGCAAATACTATCTCAAGTCTTAGGTGTAAAAAACTCTCCTGTAGAAATAGAAAAAGCGATTAATAATCTTACAGCCGAGCAAATGCTTGAACTTAAAAAAGCAGAGAAAGACTTTCAATTACAAATGAAACAGTTTGAGATAGATATTTATTCTTTAGAAACTGAAGATACCCAACATGCTAGAGAAAAGTTTAGTGGGGATTGGACACCTAAGTTTTTAGGATCATTAACCTTAGTTGGTTTCATTGGTTATATCTTTATGATTACAGCCTATCCAATAGATGATAGTTCAGACGATATCGTCATGCTTATTCTTGGTTATCTATCAGGTATAGCTTCAGCAGTTATATCTTTTTATTTTGGATCAAGTAACAAGGAAAAAAAATGAGTGAGTGGAAAAACTTTAAACTTGATGAATTCAAGTGCAAACATTGTGGTAAAAACGAGATAAATCATAAATTAGTTGATAAACTACAATTATTGCGTGACGACCTAGGATTCCCCCTAGTCATATCGTCTGGGTATAGATGTCCTGAACATCCGATAGAAGCAAAGAAAAGCAAACCCGGAACACACGCACTTGGTCTAGCAGTTGATATAGCTGTTAGTCACCAAAAAGCATTAGACGTGTTATACAAAGGTATAGCACATGGTTTTACAGGCATAGGAGTTAATCAAAAAGGTAATGGACGATTTATACATTTGGATATCGCAGAAGTGGAAAATTATAGCCCACGCCCTCACATCTGGAGCTACTGACTTTTATTGATATGGAGATCTCAGGCTACATCGTTTGGAACATCATAGTTACTTTGGTCTTAGCACCTTTAGTCTATGGCATAAGAAAAAACGAAACTGAAATTAAGCGTGTTGATATTTTGCTTAATAAAACCAGAGAAGAAGTAGCCAAAGATTATCTAACAAGAAATGAACACACAATCGAGTTTCAAAGATTAATAGACAAAATAGACAAACTTGATGCTAAAATAGATAAACTAATAACAACTTAATATGGCAATAGGACAAATAGTAGGACAACAACCAGTACAGTCAAAGGTTGGCCCTGTAGCAACAGGTCAAGCATACGCACAACAAATAGCAGGTGGGATTCCTTTTGAGCAAGTTGTAGCACCTGGTTTACAGTTTAGTCCTGAAGCACCTATGGGTTTAACCCAAGCTCAGTTAGACTTAATATCAGCAGGAGAAGTTCCTGTAATGCCTACAGCTCCGACTATCGGAGAACCTGTAGCGCCATCTATTCCAACCATGCCTTTTGCACCTGTTGGTACACCGATGCCAACTTTGCCTTTTATACAAAGAAAGTTTGACATGACAGAGATTGGCGAACCTTTTGAACCTGATCTTGACTTGTTTTTACGAGATATTGAAGAAAGAGAGTTAGCAGATATATTAGAAGATATAGAAGTTCCTTCTCTGTTTGATGTTCAACCAACCATACCTGAAGTTACTACACCAAGTATTTTTGGTTTTACACCACCTGTTGAGCAACCATTAGATATCGCACCTGTTATGCCACAAGCTCCAATATTTGAGCCACAAATACCACCACAAGTAAGCACACCTGTTATACCAACTAACTTAACTGCTTTACCACAAATGCCTTACATACCACCTGTGCTGACACCCTCAGTTCTAACACAACCAACAATTAATGTAGATGAAATTGTTTCTCCTATTAGCGCAGGAAGAACAGTTCAAAGGATGCCAAACTTATTTAACATAGTATAAATGCCAACACACGAAGAAGTCGTTAAGGCTGAACAAGCCGAACAAATATTAAACTCAGAAGTATTTAAGGAAGTTTTAGAAAACCTTAAAAATGAATACATCAACTTTTGGTTAAACTCTCGAGATATAAAAGATGTGAATATTAGAGAGGACTTACATAGATCAATTTTATTAATACCTGAGATAGAAAAACATCTTAGAATCATTGCAGAGAAAGGCAAACTCACCAAAACACATATCAATAAGATTCGTAGCGTAGGCTAAAAATCTTTTCTTTTTTAAATAAATTCATATAAAATACTTATAAATACACATAAGGAGTATTTATGAGCAATAACGGAAAACCGACTGCTTTACAAACTGAAGGAGAACTAGCTACTTCAGCGTTTGAAAGTTTCTTAACTCCTCAAGAAGAGGAAAAAGTTGAAGAGGCAGTCACAAAAGAAGTAGAAGAGGAAGTCATTGAAGAGGATGAATTACCAGAAGCAGCCGAACTTGAAGAAGAGATGGTTGACGATGAAGAATCCGATTTTGATGATGAAATTGATGACGAAGAACAAACTGAGGTTGAGGACGAACAAGAGCAACCCACCTATAAAGTCAGAATAGACGGAGAAGAGGTAGAGGTCACGCTAGAGGAACTCCAAAGCGGATATTCACGTCAGCAAGATTACACACGCAAAACTCAAGAGCTGTCGCAACAACGGAAAACCATTGAGCAACAGCAACAAGAGTTAGCGCAAAGAGATGCGATTTATTCGCAGTTGTTACCGAAATTGGAAGCCCAACTAAAGGGCGAATTGGCAGGCGAGCCAGATTGGAACAAGTTATACGAGGATGATCCCGTTGGCTATGTTCGAGAAAAGCAACTCTGGGATGAGAAAAAAGAGAAGTTGCAGGCCACTCAAGCTGAACAGCAAAGACTTCAACAAGAAGCAGCGCAAAAACAGCAAGAGCAAATTGCACAAATGGTGCAAGAAGGTCAGCAAAAGCTACTTGAACTTATACCAGAATGGCAAGATCCTGAAGTTGCAACAAAGGATAAGCTAGCGATTCGAGAATATGGAATCAACGTCTTAGGTTACTCACCGCAAGAGATGGATGCCGTGTATGACTACCGAGCCTTACTTGGTTTAAGAAATGCTTGGTTGCAAAGCAAAACTGTTAAAGCAACTAAGAAAAAACCAACAGAAAAAGCAAAGGCTAGGGTTGCAAGACCTGGTACTACGAACCGACCAAGATCAGTAGCTCCTGTGAAGAAAGCAAAACAAAGGTTAGCTAAAACTGGGAAACCCTCAGATGCAGCTAAAGTTTTTGAACAATTATTAAAGTAATTTACAAGGAGTAATATTATGGCAAAAGTAACTAACGCTTTTGATACTTACACCGCAACTGCTGATAGAGAAGATTTAAGTAATATCATTTACAACATCTCTCCTATGCAAACTCCGTTCATGTCCTCAATCGGTACACGAAATGTGAGCAATGTGGTGTTTGATTGGCAAACAGAATCTCTACCTACACCAAGTGCAAGTGGAGAATTAGAAGGCTTTGAACTTTCAAGAGCAGCTTCAACTGCTACTGTAAGAGCAAGCAACGTATGTATGATCTCAAAAAGAGATGCAACTGTAACAGGATCTCAAGAGAGTTCAGATCCAGCAGGTAAAAGGTCAGAAATGGCTCATCAACTTGCTATTATGTCTAAAGCTCTTAAAAGAGATATGGAAGAGGCTCTATGTCAAAAAGGAGCTAAAACAACTGGTAATGCGACAACTGCTCGTGTAACTGGTGGTTTTGAGTCTTGGATCACTTCAAACGATTCAAGAGGAACTGGTGGTGCTTCAACAGGAAGCGGTGCTGCTCCAACTGACGGAACTCAAAGAGCTTTAACTGAAACTCTACTCAAAGATACACTTGAGTTAGCTTTCACAAATGGTGGTGAACCATCATTGGCTATTTGTGGCCCACATAACAAACAAGTTATTAGTGGTTTCACAGGTAGATCACAAGCTAGACAATTTGTGGATCAAAATACTGTAGAGGCTTCAGTATCTATCTATTCATCTGACTTTGGTGAACTCAAAATCGTTCCATCAAACAGATCAAGAGAAAGATCGCTTCTTTTAGTAGATCCAGAATTTGCTAAAGTTGCTTACTTAAGAAATTTCCAAACAGTAGATATCGCTACTATTGGTGATGCAGAAACAAAAATGATCGTAGTTGAGTATGGACTAGAAGTGTCCAACGAAGCTGCTCATGGTGTTGTTGCAGACTTAAGCACATCCTAATTATCTGGGACGGATGGGAGTTAGTGCATTTGCATTGACTCCCATTTTTTTTATCTACAAGTTATTTCCCTAAAAGCCTAAGTCAATGATAAAATTATAGACAATATGGCAAGACGAACAATTATCGATCACAAGACTGGTTTTACCAATGAATTTGCTACGGAAGATGATAAGGTTATTTATCACACCACCCAAGATGTTGCTCCTGTTATAGAGCATTGCAAAGCATTAGCAGAGAACAAACCAGGCAAAGATTTACGTCATGTTGCAGAAGTACCCTTAGTGGTATATCAAAAAGCCTGTAGAGAAGGCTGGGCTAACGACATGAAACAATGGAGAAAGTGGTTAAATCATTCAGATAATAAAGTCTTTAGAACATGGCAAGGTAAACTATGACATACGCAGAGCTTAAAACTAACATAGCTAATTATCTAAACAGATCAGATTTAACATCTGAAATAGATATGTTTATTGATAATACTGAAGCTGAACTTAATCGCAAACTTAGAGTTAAAGAAATGATTAAGAGAGCAACCGCTACAGCAGACGGACAATATTTATCAGTACCTTCTGATTGGCTAGAGGCCATCAACATTGAAATAACATCCAATGACTTTAGACCATTGATGCAAATGTCTATTGAATCACTTGATGTGTATAGAAAATCAATTAATAACAAAACTGGTCAACCAATCTATTACGCATTAGTTGACGATACAATCGAACTTGCACCTACCCCTGACAGCA